AGTGGAGATGTTCATGGAACGTGTAAAAGCAAAATTCAAGAAAGAAAAGTTCTTCAACAACGACAGTATGAATGCGGATGAAAGATACAACCCTCTATCCGCAGAGGAGGACTTCTTCATTCCCGTAAGCCAGAAGACAGGCCAAACAAAAATAGAAACACTTCCTGGCGCACAAAACCTTGGTGAAATTGATGACGTTCGCTACTTCCGCGATAAAGTCCTTGCTGCTATGAAAATTCCAAAGGACTTTATTGTTGAAAAAGACAAGTCTCCGGAAAGAAAAGCGAACCTCTCTCAACTTGATGCTAAGTTTGCCAAGGCTGTAATGAGAGTGCAAAGAGATGTCGAAGTTGGTTTGACGGAACTTATAAAGAGACACTTAGAAATTCGAAAGTTTCCTAAATCAACCTACAAGAATCTTGAGATAAAACTTGCACCGCCTTCTGATTTGAGCGAGAAAAGAAAGCTGGAGCTTGCCGAGCAAAAAACTCGCGTTGTTCAAGCCGTAAAAGGTTTGGATCTGTTCTCAAACGAGTATATTTACAAAAACTTCTACGATATGAATGATCGTGAAATAGACGAAATGACGAAACAGAAAGAATTAGAAGCTCCTCCTGCTCCTCCTGGAGGGGAGGTTCCGCCAGAGGGAGGTGGTGGTGAAGCGGCGCCTCCACCCCAAGAAGAAGGTAAATAATCAAAATACAGCACTCTGAATAGCTATATAAAATTAGATTCAAATTGTCATGAACTTACAATCACTTTTCAATAATCGGAACAAAAGCTTTGTACGTCTTTCCGAAGCTGGCGACTACCTAGGTCGTAGACTACGCGAAAACCTCACTATTTATGAGATTGATGATGCAAACGATAAGGTTACTTATATGACCGAAAACAATGCTCTCATTTCTTGTAACTATAGAGAGATAAAAGGAAAGTTAACATTTGAAAACTTTGTTATTGAAAACCTCAACAAAGTTACTTCGGATGAGTATGTTGATACTCTTGTTGAATCAAACGTTCAAAAATTCGTAGATGCTATCGTTCATGACCGTTATGATCGAGCTGAAGCTTCTTTCGATTCAGTTCTAGATTCCTTTACTATGAGAGCTAAGATTGAAGAGAGCAGAAAGAAGCTTCACAAGAGAGCAGAGCGATTTGGTGAAGTTTACAATATAAAGGAAACCAAATCATACAGAAAGTTCATAGAAGCTCTGCCCCTTCTTAGTCATTTCTTTGAAAACAACAAGCAAGAACTTTCAAAGAACAAGAAGCTTATTGAAGGTCTTAGACTATCAAAGGTCGTTGGAGAGACTTATGATCTTCCTGCTCTTGCTCTTGAGAATCTGCAAGATGAGTTTATCGTTGTTCCGTCTAACTCAAAGAAAACTTTATATGAAATGGTTTGTGAAAAAGAACTTGTTCGCAAGGAACTGCTTGAGGCAAAAGAATCTTTCCACTACGTATGGGCTACTAATGATCGAGTAAGCGCACTAGCTTCTCACATTTACTCCAACGACAAGACCATTAAGACGGCTCTAAAGGAGACCGTCCAGGAAGTTCCATATATGGCACTTTCAAACAAAGTCGATCTGGTATCCTTAATGGAGTCTGTTTTTGAGGTTACCAACCCAGGAACAATTTCTCAGAAAGATATCAAAGAATTTGTAGATAAGATTTACGAATTCAAGAAACCACTAAAAGCTCAAGTCTTAGAGCATTTAAACGAAACCTACGGTATAAACATTCAAAGTCTACGGTTCGTACCTTCTTTCAAAGGTCTTGCTGAGATTCAATCAGAGATTTTCTCTATGCTCTCTGAGTCCATGGATGACGGTATTCTTTGTGATGTCCTGAAGGAGTTCTCACACACCATGAGCAAGAAGGGCGGGGTTCAGGTTCTGGATGTCGCCAACATCCTAACTGGTGTAATGAATGAGGCAAATTTCTCTGTTGTAGACATTCAAGAGAACTTCGATATGAAGAAGCTGTCCGATTACATCTCAGAAGAGATCAACGAAGCTCAATACTACGGAGATGATGATAAGATGTCTAACTCAGGAGGAAACTGCTCTGATGATGAGGAAGACGATAAGAAGAGCAAGAAGAAAGACAAGAAAAAAGAAAAAGACGAAGACGAAAAAAAAGACGAAGAAAAGGATGAAGAGAAAGGAGAGCTTCGCAAAGAATCAGTAGAGCAAGAAGAGGAAGTCGCAGGAGAAGAAGCCGAGACTGAGTTAGGTGAAGAATCAGAAGAAGAGGAAGCTGAAGCCGCTGAGTCTGCTCAAGCCGCTGAAGCCGTAAAGGATTCCGAAGATAAGGAATTCACTGACCTAGTGGCAGACATTGAGAAAGCCATTAAGGATATAGACTTCAATCTAGAGGATGACGAAGAAGAATCGGAGGAAGAAGTACCAGAAGCTTAGTCTATGGTATAGCCTTGCTTCATCCAATTGATCAAGTTTTCTGTAAAACTAGAACGCAATACTTGGACCTCGATAATTAAGTTATCGAGGTCTTTTATTGTTTGCTCTTCAACTTTTTTCTTATCCTTTATATCACGAATGCGCTGTTCGATGATAGAGAGCCGTTCTATAGTGGTTGGAGTAAACTCGTTTAGCTTTTTTGTTTCTTCGTTTAGTTTTTTCATTTTCTAATCTCCATTCCTAACGATTTATAGGATTTAATACGTTCCTTTGCATGTTTTTCTAGATAAGGCGCTCTATCAAAGAAATCATAAATATACACACGCTTTTTTGATTTATGTATTCTTAGTGCGCGTCCCATTGCCTGTAAAGTAGCAATCTCAGACCGCAGCCCTCTAGCATTCACCAAATGGGTTATTTCTGGAATATCAATACCCGTTTGCATAATAGTAGTTCCAATTAGAACAGAACGGTCAGAAGAAGCAAATTTTTCTATAGTAGCTTTACGTACCATTATATCATCTTTTCCTTCAAGCTTTAGTGACCCAGGTATCATTTCGTGTAGTATTTCTGCGTGTTTCAGATCCTTTACTATTATCAGGGTTCTAGAAGGTTTCCGTGAAATTGCTTTTACTAGTTCCGAAATCATTTCGTTTCGAAGGTCATTATTGGTAACAAATTTTTCGTAAACCTCCCGGTAAGACAGGTCGGTGTCATCAACGTCCGCAGTATCTTTTACTGGAATGATTTGTATCAGAGGTTCTGTAAGAAATCCCATCTCTACAAGATCTTTTGCGTTCACCTCTTCTATTACTTTTCCCAACCCAGAAATAAGGTTTAGTTTGCTTATCGGGTCCCTTGGAACTGTAGCAGTCATTCCAATCCTGTAAGTTGCGTTGGGAAACGACTTTACAGCTTTTGAAGCGATTTTTCCTTTAGAAAATTCATGCACTTCATCGAAAATTATGAATTCGGACTGATCTAGATGAGAATCTATTACTTTGTCTATTGATTGTATTGTACACAGTGTTATTGGCTTTAGTATGACACCATCTCCGAAAGCGAGTCCGACATCGAACCCCCATTTTTTTAGCTGTTCGTATGTCTGGTATAACAACTGCTTCTTTGTGAAGAAGATCAAACCTGTTTTATTTTCAAGAGCCTTGATAAGACCTCCCAATATAACGGTCTTTCCAGAGCCTGTAGGCGACTTTATGATACAACCCTTCTCTGCTAGAGCTTTACGGACTAAGTCCTCCTGGTAGTCTCTAAAATTGATCTGAGGTAGAGATATGTCGTCGTTGTGGTCCTCTACACGAAAATCCTCTATTTCGTAGGATATCCCTAAATAAGTGAGATCTTCCTCAATGTATGAGAGAAGACCAGTGCCAAACTTACCTGTTTTATCAGAGAAATAATATTTCTCACCTCCCCAGCCTCTTTTGTATGCTCGGGAGTATTGATATCCTGGAATTTTTGCACTGTATTTTTGCTTCAAAGTGGATAACAGTTTTTTGTTATCTGTCTGCAATACAGAAAAATTATTATTTACAATAATTTTCATTACTTTTACTATTATAGTAAAAGACTACATTATCTTATAAAAATTATGTCTAAAGAAAAATCACTCATAGATCTCGCAAGAGAAACAATGGAAGCCGCTGGAATTGATCCTAGTAAAGGAGTTGATCTGGAATCTCTTTCCCCACAAAACACCAATGAAACTCCAGTTGCCGCACCCACACCAGCCCCAGTAGAGGCTAAACCACAGGTTCAAGAAACCACAGATATTGTAGAGGGTCGTTATGAGGATGTTCTCAACGACCTTCTATCAGAAATTAAAGTTGTTTCTGATTGGGTCAAACTAACTCTTCCTTCAAGAGGGAAGTCTTACGTTTCTTGTGATGAAGAAATTGAAATAAAGCCTTTCACTTTTTTACAGGAAAAGAAACTTAGAAGTATAAAAAACGTAAACGCAAGCCAAGACATTATCAAAACTCTTTTCAAAGATTGTGTAAGAGATCTTGATTACGACTCCATGACTCTAGCAGATAAGAACTATATTCTTTTCAAGCTAAGAGAGATGTCATACGGAGACGATTATTTAATTGAAGCAGTATGTACTAACTGTGAAGCTAAAAACAAACTTGTTGTAAAAATCTCACAAGTTCCTATTAAGTTTGCAGAAGATGGTTTTGAAGAACCTATCAAGATCACTCTTCCTGATAGCAAGCAAGAAGTCGTTTTTGTTACTCCAAGAAATAAGGATGAAAAATATCTCGCAAACATGGAAAAGGTTACTGATAATCTGTGGAGATTTGCTATTTCTGTAGGTAAGTACAGAGACGAAAGAGTCAAGAAGGCTTTCTTTGAAAGAACAACTGTAAAGGATGTCGTCTTCTTCCGTGAACACCTCCTAAAGGACTACTACGGAATGGAGAATAAAATGTCTTTCGTATGTGCTTCTTGTGAGGAAGAGGTTGAAGGTCAAATCCCGTTCAATGAGTATTTTTTCTCAGTGAGCTAGACGTTGTACTAGACAGTCTAGCGGAGCAAATTTACTACCTGGTGCGACACGCAAGATTCAGTTATCGTGATATTTTGCTTATGACGGCACTGGAGCGAAATGAGTTTATGGAATTCTTGATTGACGAAAATAGACGAGATAACGAAGCATTATCAGACTCCAAGTAGTCTAAATAACTAAGAGATGACTGCTTTCAATGGAATAACGGTAATAAACCGACAAAACAGACCGACTCC